GGAATATGTCCAAGACATTGCCAAGGAGCTCTCCGAATAACTGAATGTTGCTTCTGCCTTCTTTTTCAAAGGGCTCTGTCATGCCAGCAAAGATTTTGTCAATTAGCTCGAAGTCAATACTGTCAACCATTGACTCAAGAGCAGTACCAACTTGACCTGCAACTTGGGGTAGACGCTTTTGGAGAATCGGAAGTAGTTCTTTTCTTAGGATCTCCACTGCATTTTTTAGAGGGGGTAGTAATGCCTTGGATACGTCTAGCTCTAGGGCCTCGATCAGAGGTGCAAGAGTTACTAGATATTGAGCAAACTCTTTCTGTGCCTCATTCAGGTCAGCAAAAGGATCAGTACCACCTGTGCCTTTGTCTAGTCCTTTTACACCCTTTTCTACTTCGGCGTTTAGATCTTGGGTACGGTCTTTTGCTTCACGGTACGCTAGCTCCGCTTCCTCGCGAGCTAGCATGGCCTCACGTCGTGCTGCAGAGTTTGGGGGTAGGTCAGCAGTTCTTCGAAGGTTCTCTACAGCAGCTTCTAAATTTAGAGCTGCACGTTCTTCTCCAAGTGCTGCCCCTTCGGCAGCAAACTGTAGTTGCTGGAACTCTTCACGTAGCTCTGCAATAGATTTTCCAAGAGCGGTTGTAGGAGAGGTTGCTTGCTTTACAGCACTAGCTATATCTCCGAATCCAAACTTGGCAGCCGACTGCGCCACTTTAAGCGTGACAAGAGCGGCAGACAGAACAGCGACCGCAGGGGCGGCCTTACCTAGGACCCCAACCAGAGTTCCTAGAGAGACGGCAAGAGCTGCGACTCCACCAACTAGTAAACCAAGGACACCTTGAACTACATATCCAATTCTGACTAGACTCTGGAATTTTTTTCTTGCGTTCTCAGCTTCCGGGGCCATCTCCCGAAGACCATCAGAGAACTTTCCAAAAACATTACCGGAGGTGCTTCTTTTAAAGCCGTCACTGAAAGATTGACCAAGAGATTGGCCTGCCGCTCGGCCTACATTTGAACCAGAAATGCGCTTTAAGTCATTCCTAATGCTATCTTCAAACCCAGTAGTTATCGCCTTGACGATTACTTCTGCGTGACCAATGACTGCCATTTATTATACCTGACCTAGCCTATAGGGGCTTCTAATGCGGAACCGAATGGAAGCCCAGAATCAGCGTCCATTTCAGTTGGAGCTATGTAAGGCTTAACTTCACCATCAGCGTACCCATTGCCAGAACCACCAGTACTATTCATCTTGTACCTATAAGTGACGTTATACATACTTCCATAAAGTCTGGTCCTCATGTCACTGACTCCCTGAGCTTCTTCGGGAGAGGCGTATCTAGCGTCTTCCTCGAAGAAGAAATGAATGACGTCAAGCATTTTGCTTGCCTCCATCTCTCCTAGAGCTAGCCCTAGGGTTATTGCCTTACCGTTTATATATGGCCAGAGATCCACGGCCCATAGTGCTAGACCTCTGGCTGCGAATTTGGGCGACTAGTGTATTGCTCTACTAACCATCCGGTGATCTCTCCCAATGTCTCAGTAGTGACAACTTTTTCTTTGTCTACTACTAGGGCATCAAATCTAACTAGGCTTTCCTCAACAAGAACATGCGAGAAAAAGTCATTGATTACAGTTGCCTGATCAACGGCATCTTCTGAGGAGGACTTTGCAACAATGTCCAAAAGTACTCTTCCCGGAAGTGCCTTTACGCAGTGGAAGTCTTCACCGTAAAGCTTGAAGGAGACTGGCTCCATATCTTCGATCGATGTACTCGATCCGAAGTCTTTAAATTTGCTCATCATTAGTCTTTCTTGTTCATAGTGTTGTTCATCATTAAGCAGTTTTGGCTGCCCTTTAATTTTACCTTAGGATTTGTTTCCTTAGTTGGTCTGTTAAGTACCTATTAGCCCTGGTCCCTGGGTGCATGACCATTTTAGTGTGAATGACCCTGGAGCCCTTCATAAAGACCAGGTTGCCGCCGGGCTTATTAGGTGTGATAATGTGTGGTCTAGTGCCCTGATGGTGCATAAGAGCGTACTCCGTGTATGCGCCGATCTTGACAGCAGTCTCCCGACCGACTCTGACATGCCTAAGTTTCATACTTGCGCGTAGGCGTCCGCTTTTAACGCCGGCTTGCCTTCGCGCGCCCTGAAGAACTCTACTGCCAACCTTGTTGAGAGTTCTACCAACCATACCGTGAGGACTTCGTAGTTCGAAATCAAGTATGGGCTTGTATAAAACTAAATTTACTAGCTTATACGAAATCCCAGTGCGGCCTGCTCCGCCTATTCTTCGACGGCCTCCACGACGACCGCGGATTCTTCTGACAGCTCTAAGGGCTGCAGTTAGAGCAAAACTGTCTGGAAAGCCTTTAGGCATTAGGGAACGGCCATAGTTATTGTCATGTTGGTAGTCTGAAACCCGCCCTCGGGAGGGGTCGTATCCAAGGTTGCAATAACACCGATGCCGTAGCCAGTCTCATCCCACTGATCAAGTTGGTTTATAGACTCCATCAAAACCCAAGCGTCGATAGCGAGGATCTCAGATGCAGATTGTATCTTTGCCGGCGTGGGAGGTCTACCGTTCTGTCCGACAATAGGAGTTGCTCTAGCAATAGTTACAACTATGGTCGCACTTCGAGGAACGTGACACCGCTGAGGCTCTCCAACCTCAGCGCCAGGGGTACCTAAGTACAACTGTTGAAAGTAGACTACAATTTGCTCGCAGTCGATAGCGGGCTGTCCCATAGTCCAGTAACTACGGTTAGGTAGTTCCACATTATAAGATTGAAACACGGACTCTACCCTAGTCAGAACACCCTCCATCATATCTCGGAGGTTTGTTGCACCTTCCGAAATACCAGAAGCATCAATTAGGGTGGACATGCGTTACTCTACTTCTGACTCAGGTGCTTCTTCAGCCACTACTTCTGGAGTTGGCTCTTCTACTACAACTGGAGCAGGGGGGGCTACAACTACCGGTGCAACTGGTGCTGGCTTCTTTGCAGCTTTTTGCTCTTGAGCGCCAATCATATCTTGAGCTCGGAAGTTAGTCTGAACTGACATAATATCTTCTTTCTTTAGTACATATTGATCTGGAGGTTTCCAGATGCAAGTTCAACGATGTTTTCTACACCGTTTATTATTTTGGTCGCATAGAGCGTCCAAGTTCCTGGGTCCACCATACCAAGCATGGAGAAGGCCTTGTCGTACGATACATCGAAATTAACAATCTCATCAAAAGCATCTACGTAAACATCAGCTGGGTCCAGAGGTGTTGACTTACTTCCTCCGTAATTAAAGATACGAACTAACGGTGTCCAGCCAGAATCTGGAAAGAAATTACTGAAATCTAGACCGGAGACACCTGCAGAGGACCAGTCAGCTGTAACAGCTTTGCTGATCACCAAATCATAGTTAGCGTTCGGGGTTAACTCAACCGTTTTCGGAGAGTACCTTCGAGCTCGGGGAGCATCTACGGAGAATACTTTGGACTTACGGCGGGCATTGTCTGGGTTTACAACTTTTAAGAACAAGTCGATTTCGTATAGGCCGGTACGAAGTTCCTCAATAAATTCTTGATTATCTAGGATCGTGTAGGAGACACCTTGACGAGATACGGATGTCACACGCTGAGGTAGCTCGCAGTCTTCGTCACCAGCCCAAAGTCGAGCAAATTCAATCGCTAGTTTACGGGCAGCCATTCTTCCAGCTACTGGAACCGGTGCACCGTAAGAGTATGTTATTTCTATATTGCAAGGAGTCCAAGGAGTTCCAGCCTTTATATGCAAGGTGGAGTGGTCTACTAAATAATATCCTGAAGGGTCTAGGATTTTCCCGGTGTTGCTACGAATGCTATGTATTTTTGTAACCGGACGCCCTCTAAGTTTGATCCTAGATTCGGGAGACATACCGTCAGCCATTAACTCCGAATATTCATTAAAGTCGCCAGACGGGATGTTGTAGACATCGCCGCCAAAAAGGATTGGGCTATTTGTTTCACTAGACGGGCCCATACGGTTGTTTCTTAGAGTGCAGGTATAGCGCTCGGTAACAGTGGTGACTCCTACGTACTTACGCCCGGACATTGCCCAGAGCAGGTTAGACGCAACTTGCACTGCCTCTTCCGAATATTCAGTGTATGCATAGTCACCGAGTTCATCGGCTTGGACCCAAAGATTCGCATTGCTCATTTTTATACCTCTAAGATAATTTTAACGGGTGGTAGCCTAAGCTAGTTTGCTCAAGCCACCACCCGTGTCTAAATTTCGACTAGGAAGTCGATGGGTTCTCGTTCGACTGAATGATACTGTCGATTGCGTTGTCCTCATTGTAGTTGATTCCACCAGCAACGTTGTAGCTGTTGTCTGGACTTGCGGTACCCAGAGAGGTTACAGCAACTGGTGCTGGGTGCGACTCTGTTACTGAGTTTGTGGCAGTTACACGCGCTCCAGTTGCAACGTTGAATGTAGTAATGTCTGCGGTAATACCCGAGTTAGCGTAGCTAACCGAGTTAGTTGCAACAGCACTAACAATCTTCTTGCCGTTGAATAGAGATCCAACATTCTGAACCAAGATCTCGTCACCGATAGCAATGCCATGAGGAGCACTAAAGGTCAGAGTGGCCAAGGTGTCTGCAAGGGTGGCTGCAGCGCTGTCAACAGTGATAGCTGTTGGGGTGATTGCGGTAGCTGAGCTAAAGATAACCTGCTCAGTTGCATTATCAGTCCAAGTGTAGAAGCCAGATAGCCCAGTTGGGGCCCAGTCGGAACGTGCATAAGCGTATGGACGCTCTGCAGCAACTGGGAATTCCCAGCGGCCGTCAATACCTGATTGGAAGTTTTCGTTTCCTAGACCGTAGCCTTCGAAAGTGTTAGCCATTAGGCCATTCTCGATAACACGGTCGCCAGACTGACGCATCTTGACGTATGGGAACACCCAGTAGAAGTAAGGAAGAGTCGACGCGCGCTTTCCATCTTTAACTGCGTGGGACCAAGCTTCGATGGAGACACCGTTTCCAGCTGGGTCGTCACCAACACCAGGAGCAGCCCAACCGATTGACTTGTTGTTTGGGTCGAGTGCAGTGCCTAGGTTCTTGCGTAGCAATAGTCCACCAGAGATTAGAGCTGATAGCTCTGGGTCTGGCTCGCAGATAGCAAGTTCCATGGTGATTCGTTTTAGAGTGTCCGGAGCTTTAAAGGTCACGCAAACAACGCCATTAGCGCCCTTTTCGGTGATCTCATCGCCCTCTTCGTACTCGGGGGTGAAGGAAATTCTCATGAAGGCGGAGGTAGTGTAGCTGTCCTGCTCCCCTGTCATAAGGCTTCCAGCAGCATCTAGGCGTGTGACACGAATTGACACACCCTGAATGCTGGCTGCATATTCTTGAGTAGCCATATAGCTATTCTCCTTATTTCTTGATTAAGCTGTTAGATCGACTCTGACAGCTAGGTGGATGGATGTGTCAAAGTAAGCCGCCGCTGGGCGAATTGCCTTGATACGCATGTCATTTGCATTGCCCGACACATCGTAAGCTTGCGCTAGATTGTCGTTTACGACGTCGACGTCACCAAGGTAAACCTTGACAACACCTGTGCCATAAATCCATTTGTTAGTGCCTGATGCAGCAGCACCAGTTACACCAGTTGGGCCATTACCTGAATAGCCTGCACCCACAACTACGGGGGTACCAATTCTGGTAATTAGAGTTCCGTCTTCTGACTTCTCTAATCTTGTATTTAGAAGAGAAGCTACATCGCTTGTCATGTGGATTACTCCAAGTTCACCAGCGTCTGAGTCGGCTGCCATTGAGCGCTCTAGCTCAGCAAGGGCCAGAATAGCGCCAAGTGCAGTTCCGCTATTAACTAAAGCAGTTCCGGCATCGGATAGGGCTTTATTGTCGTGACTCTCGCCCTTTCGGACGGCACCGTCCCAAAGTTCTGTCTCTATAGACTTCTGGCTCATGCCTTCAATCTGACGAGATAGTC